TTCTACTATTTTCATATAATTATATAACGTATTTAAAATTTGATTTTGTATTTATCCTACTGTTGCACCTGTAATAATGTTTCTCTCTAGGCTTTGCGCTGTGGTCACATCACTTGCTACAACATAGGTTTTTATAGGTTGCTTACTTTGGCTTCCTATCGCATCAGCTAGTTGATTAGTACCACTCGCTCCTACTGTATTAAACTCAGGGATTCTTGGTACAGAAGGTGCGGAAACAGCAGCAACACTTCCACCACCACCACCAAAAGAAGAGGCAGTAGATTTAGCCAATCTAGTTGCTGAACGTATAGAGCTAATAATACCTGCTGCTTGTGCAAAATATCCAATAAGTAAAGGAATGTTTTGTGGAAATCCAACCTTTGCCGTTTGAGCTGTACCCTCTGCAATTGCAACACTACTTTTTGCGGCTGCTACTGAAGCAAACGTAATGGTTTTCTTTGCTTCCATTATCATTTCTTTAAGAGCTAAACCTTGCTTTACTATCAATAATGCTTTTCCTAGTTTAGTTTCAGCTCCTGATATTGATATTAAATCATCTAGAGCTTTTCTTTTAGCCGCAGTCTTTTCTTCTTCTATTGCTATCAGTTCGTCTGCTATTTCTTTATCTCTTGTGATATTAGTCTGTCTAGATGCTTCAGAGAATTGGTCTAAAGCTATCTGAGCGTCAATCTTAGCTTGTGTGCCTGTGTTTATATTATCTATTATGGATTGAAGTCTTAAAGTCTCTTGTTCGGCTTCTAGTTCGTCAATCTCTTGTAATGCTTCTAGCTTTTCTAAAGAGTTAACAATCTGTTCTGCGTTAAATCGTTTTTGCTCTATTGAAAGTAGTGATGCACTTTCCATTTTAGCATTATCTAAGTCTATCAGTTCTTGTTGCAGACCTGCATCGTTAACTCTTTGCTCAGATAAAAAACCTGTTGCCGTTGCAAGTACACCCGCTACTTCAGCTTCAGCATTTAAAACAGCTACATAGTCCTCATTTTTACCTGTCAAATCAAACTGAGCTTGTGCGGCTGCCAGTACAGCATTTGCATTAGCAGTCATTTGCTTTTCTTGGTCTTCTAATACTAATTTTAATTCATCATTTGCAGCTATCCTTTCATCTATACTAAGTCTAGTGTCATCACGAACCTGCCTTAATGCTTCAGCTTCCCTGTCATACTGCTCTATTAATATTTTACTTTGAGCTTCAGCTATTTCAGCATTTTTCTTTAATGCCATATTAGCTTTAGCAGTTTCTATGGCAGATGAAACACTAACTTTTTTTAAACCATCAACTACTTGCTCACTAATTGCCCCTACCTCTGAAACAGCTTCAGCAAAGTTTTCACCAATACTTTTCCCTGCATCTACGGCTTCAATAGCTACTTCAGCAATACTGTTTTTTGTTTCGTCTATACCTTCTTGTAGAGCTTTAATTGTTTCGGGGTCTTTACCACCAAAAAATGATTTTTCCCAAGCTAACTGTGCAGATTGTAAGGCTAATTTTATAGCAAAAAAACTGAGTTTCATAGGAGTTAATCCGATTGTAACAAGGCCTTTGATAACTTTTCCTAATGCATCAAAATTCTCTGTGGATGAACTGACAGATTTATATACGTCTGTAAAAACTGTTACAACCTGATTAAATATAATCTGAGCAGTTTCAAAGACGGTATTAAGCGCAGTCATTACTGTTTGATTTTCCTGTATAGCAGAAGAAACAAACTCAAACGCTTTCTGAAGTAAGAATATTATACCACTAGCTTTTGCTAGATTCTTAATAGAAACACCTACTTTCTTTACACCCTTTGCGCTACCTTCAGCACTTTTTTCAACAGATTCTAATGACTTTTCAGTAGCTTTATTACCGTCTACAACGGATTCCTGAACCTTTTTAAGCTCTTTTTTAAGCTCTTCGATTTCACCAATAGCATCCTTATATTTTAACTCAAATTCTACTTCTATTTTTTCCATCTCTTCTGCTCTTTTGTTTGCTTAAACCCCTCAGAAAAGGTCTGTGCCAATTTATACTTACCCTTTGCAATCTGTATTGCTTCTGTTTCTCCCTCAACTACACTTAGCAGCTCAATTATATTCTGTATCATACCTTATTTAATAGTTCCATTTTACTTTTTCCGCTTTGTAGTTCAGTAGTTATGGAGTTAATTCTGTACGTCTTGGTGTTTATTGTAAAAGTGTCATTCAGCTTAAAGTTGTATATAATCCTTAGAGGCAAATAAGACGTAATCTGTGTAAGCCTTCTAGCCTGGTTAAAGACATCAATTATATACTCGCTATGGTATACACTAAAAAGAGTATCTGTGAACTGGTCAGAATTTACCTCATACTCATTTAGCTCATTATTAAAATGGATGTTTTCTTTACCGTCAGATGATGACTGATACAAAGCGTTTGAAGGTATCCAATATGCATCTTCACTACTTGCAGCAATAGAGCTTGTTCTATAACTGATATCGTAGCCGCCTGATTGTCTTATGCCGTAAAAGATTAAAGGCTTACCGATATATGGCTGTGAGTTTTCGTTTACACTCCATCCCCATTGAATTGTAGTTAGTAGGCTATTGGTTACATTTACTAATCGCTCGTACTTCATATGCTCAAAAGGAGCTATGACCTTGTAAATCTCAGTTGATGCGTTATAGTTTAACCCACCTGTACCGTCAGTATCTGTACCCCCGATGTATTTTAAAGCACCCCAAGACGTTCCGAATAGTTGGTTATGCTGCTTCGCTAGATAAGTTCCTGTGCCTTCGTATGCGTAGATAATTTCCTTATATGGTAAAGCTATGTTTACCTCACTTTCGTTTGTGTCTACGTATTGAGATATGTTATAATCTACTGGCGCATCTAAGCCCTCTATGTCTGCTGAAGTATAGTAACTATAATTGGAAGCTCCTAAAGTCGTTAAGGATGCCTCTAAACAGCTTAGAGACTCAACTGTCCCACCGTCTTCTACCACACGAGTATTGAAAGCGTTTGCTATTTGAACATCACCCTCAGTTCTTTCTTCTAATGGCCTTACTACTATTGTTCCCGAGTCATTGACATAAGCAACTAGATTGAACATCTTAAACAACCCAGTAAGAAATGACATAATAGTTACGTCAGGTATTTGTTGAGGTATTTGAAAGTCAAATGATTCTGAAGCTGTGAATGTATTTGATGTAGCTGTATCAGTATAAAAGCCTGTTCCTGTTTCACCTACTGTTTCCCACTCAATAGAAGTGAATACTATTGTGCCTGAACTTTGAGGGTGTATAATGCTTACCGTATAAACACCATTAGCAACTAAGAAATTAAAAGGCAATAAAATATTCTGAGTTCCTGCGGCCTCTGTTGATGTGAATACCGTACTACCATTTAAACTGACTATAACTGAATAAGGCTTTGCCGCATCAGCTCCTGTCGGTGTGCAGGTTATATTTGTACTTAGTATTTTATTAGCTCCAGTTACTAAAGCCGCAGGTATGGTGATTGTAGAATAACCAACTATTATCTGAGTAGCACTTGCTGTCCAGTTATTTACTAGGCTTTCGTATGTTGCTATCTGTTGGTCAGGTTGTACTGCTCCACTCTTTCTATGTAACCACATATACAGGTCATAGAAACTAGGATTTGACGTACTAAAGAAATCTTCTGAAAATACTAAGTTGGTATTGTAGCCGTTTGCAACGGTGTACTTTATCTCTATCTCTTTAATGATTTCATAAAGCCTTAGAGCGAACTTTAACTGATTCCAGTATACACCCTGATGTTCACTATTGTGCCACCAAAGATTACTACTGCCTTGTAAATTTACTCCTGATTGAAAAAACAGCCTATCTGTATGGGTGATTAAAGGCGTAATAACATAAGCGTTTGCACCTGTTGCTTGTTGCATCTTAGCCAACACCCCTGCCGCACTATAAGTCAGGTCATATTTAGAGTTACTAAAAGCTAGTGAACCCAGTTTGTCCTCTCCTAAGATGTCATTTAATTCAATCGTATTTCCAAAGAATGTAATCTTATAGCTGTATACAAGGTTATTTCTCAGGCTTACACCTTCTAATTTTATAAGGCCAGTTTGAAAGGGTAAAGTGTTTAGCTCAATTTTACCTGCTTTTTTCTTTCGGGCATCATAACCGTCTACAATATTAAAATTGTAATAGTGCTGAAATATCTTGTTGTTTGTCTTACTAGCAGGTACAGAGAATGTCTTAGTAAAGGCTGTAAACACCTTATCTATTTGCTTAATGTTTTGAATGGTCTGTGTAAGAGATACCGTCTCATCTTTAAACAAGTCAAGCCTTTCGCTTTCAATATATAGCTGTAATTCTTGCATCTACCTTACGTTGTTTATGTAGTCAAAAGCATCTTCAAAGTCTATGGTGTATTCTATCAAACGGTCATTGACTGATGTCTTGTAGGTCATCTCTGATGTTCTAACTGTGACAGGTATAATTTCAGGCGTGTTAGGCTGCTGAACTCTCTCTCTAGTCATCCATACATTCTCGCTTAAAAGCAGCTCCTCAAAATAAGCGTTTGTCCATTCAGGATAATAACCACTTGATAACGTGCGTGATTGTTTAGCCTTTGAATTTAACAGCTTTGTAGTTGGGTCAGTTGTGGAGTATGTTCCATTTGAAAGTAAAGTGTTAGCCTCGTATCTTTCGTTTGACCTTGTTATCTGCTTGACCTTTTTTAAGAAAAACCATAAGTCCTGCAACACCCCAAACCTATTTATAAATGTGACCTTAGTTCCTATGCCGTATTTGGTACAATCAATTCTATTTATAGCAAGGGGTACACTACCTATTACAAGGCCTGTATCTGTGGAGCTATATGGTATATATGAGATAACTCCTGCGCTACTCATTGCTCCTGCGTATCCTGATATATTGTTTGGAACGAATATATAAAAGTCATCATTTGTGGCTGCTGTACTAGGAGTCTTTTCAGCTAGTAACCAGGTGTCTTGATTGTTAGCTCTGTTTCTATATGGTATACTTGAATTAGCTTCGTCTATAAACTTGCTGTAACCCTCGTAACCGTCTCCGCTCAATGTGCTTATAGCTCCTGGATATATAGCCAAGCCACCTGCATTTGCTTCAGGGTAAAGAGTTATTGTAGACGTGAAACTTATCTTTTGAACTGTTGGGGCTGCACCTGCTGTTTCAGATATAGTGACCGTCAAGTAGTCTCTAAGTAATTCAGCTATTTCAAAATTAACTGATTCACCAACGGTAACATCTTTGATTATGGTGTACCTTAATATACCACCAACACTAAGCAATAATTTAGCTGATTTGGTTGTACTGTTTCCTACAAATGTTTCTGCGTATAATGGTGTTCTAAGACCGTAGTTGTTAATTGGCATATCTTATTTCTTTATTCCTAGTATTATGGCGTACTCAACGTCTAAAGCAAAAGCCTTAGCAAAATCAGGATTAAATCTTTTTATCCCACTTTCAAAAGGCTTTGAAAAAAACAGGTTGGCTTTTAACCCTTTGTTGTATATGCTCCGAGCTATTAAAAAACTCATAGATTCATAGGATAAAAAACGCCCAGTCTTTTTGTCTTTCCATTGAAACTTCTTTCTCTTTACCCAACTTAAAATACCCTTAGTTAATCCACCTTTAGGGCCTGTTCCACTACCATATCTAAACTGTGAAAGTGCAGAAGCCGTTTGTGGATACGTAGAGGTTTTACCTTTTACACCTTTGTCTACATAAGCACCGTACTCTTCCATTAAGAACGCTATAAGAAACGCATCTGATTCAACGTCTAAAACGTATTTAATAGAATTGTAAAGTTCTCCACCGCCTTTGTTGTCTTTAGTTAAATTTGACTTTGACTGTTGAACAACGTATTTACCGTATTTATTTAAAACGTCCTGTGTATTATCTAATTTCATTAGCAGATGTATATGTCATTGTAAATCATTATGTCCATAGTAGCTGACCATCCCGCTAATTGATTCTCAAACCTGTCATAAAAAGGAGTGAGGTTTGGACTGCTGTCTAGCTGGTACATATCTGTGTATAGAGTACCCATTCTAAGGCGTTGGATTAATCTATTTAAAACCGCTAGTTGAGTATTTAAAATATCCTGCACATCGTTGTTCCCTTTGAACCTATCAATCGTTTGACTTTTTGACTGGTCTACTATGTCACAGGCTAGAACGGTAATATTAAATCTTAGTACCTGCTCCTCATCTGTTACGTTATTAATAATGATGTGACCAAGTGGGAAAATATCCTGCTTGTTTAAGTTAACGTCTGTAATGTCTCCAGTAGTTACTGTGTTGATATTCTCATCACCTAATAACTCATTTTTGATTGTCTCGGTTAACTGGTAAAAACCTCTTACCCCTTGATTTGCCATTATTTAAAATTCTTTTTGATTTGTTTTGCTTCTAGCTCTGCCTTGTCTTTCATATACTCTAAGCTGTACAAACAGCTATGCACGTTTAGTTTAGTGATATCTTCAACTCTTGTAATATCTCCTTGAGCGAGTCCTGAGAATAGGCTTTGATACCATCCCCATTTTTTTGAAAAAGATGACTGTGCATCGAGCTGTCCTTCTGATGCTCCTCCAAATAGTCCAGCATAGTTTTCGATAAGTCTATCCCTAAATTGTATAAAAAAAAAACTGCACCTAAGACCACATCAACAGGTATCTCATTCAATTTTTCCTTTGTGTTTACATCGTAATCTTTAATGATGTACTTCTCACCTAGTCTTTCTTTGATAGGTCTGTATAGTACGTTCATTGCTATCTGCATATTTTCCCAGTCACCCATATAAGTATCAAGGTCAATGTACTCACCTAAAGACATATCATCAAAGTCAGGTATAAGACCGTACTCAATACCACCTAGTTTAAATGTCCTGATTAGGCCAGGCTGAGAATTTAACATATCGTTTAATATGTCCATAATCCTATTAGCATCTGAGACTTTTAAAAGCCTTACAGATACAGCATCTAGATTACAGAATATCTCTATCATCTTACATTGCAGGAAATACACATCATCATTATTCTCTTGTATCTTCAAGAACTTTTGATACTGCTTTAGTGTAATCTCAGCAAGGCTGTTTGGTATATTGATTTCAGCTTTCATATATATATAACGTATTTAATTAGTGCATTTTGCCCTAGTAAATCTAAATAAAAAAAGGCAGCCATTTCTGACCACCTTAATATACTACTCATATGTCGTGCACTTACAACCTCTTTTCTATTTGCCTGACAATTTCGTCTTTAAACTCTTGTGCTAATTTAGCCCATTGAACTTGATAATATTCGTACTCACCGCTTACTATTATTTCTAAGTCGTTAGGGTCATAGATAGCTTCATAGTATGCAGGAGTATCATAATTACCTTCATCTCCTGAGTAACCAATTGAACCAATTACCTCAACCGTTTCATCTCCGTATATAAATTCAAAGTCCATTACTTGATTATGTTTTTAAGGTTGGTATTGATTTCTTGTGCTTGAGTGTTTTCATCTTTAGTTAAAGAATCAAACAAAGTCTGCATTTGCTCAATAGCATCTGATATAATCATTGATTCTATCTTTGCGTAATCTTCTCTGTTATCCATTTTAGAAAAGTTCTGAATTGAGATGAGCGCACCTAAAATTTCTCCGTACTCGTAAGATTGTGAATTTGTCATTGTGTCTGTTTTAATTTGTTTATACGAATATACACAAAAAGTTTGATAACTCGTGTATTTATTTTTATAAGATGTGTGTGGTTACAGCGCAGGTATTAGCGATGGTAGCAGGGAACGTCTTTAGAACCTCGTTAGCCTCTGCAAAGGTGTTGAACGTAACGTGTAGGTCACTATCGTTAGCAGGAGCAAATTGGGGTATTGTGGTGTAACCAAGCATAAAGAAAGACTTTGTGTAAAACATCACCTTTGAATTTGAAGTGTTTAAAATAGCAAACATAATCGTAGTGTTTAAGTTACCGCCTCATTGCGGAGGTATAAACTTACGGACTATTTATTTAATACACAAATACTTTAATAACTTTTATGAAACGTAGTATGTTCCTCTGTTTGGATTTTGAAGTTGATACGAGACTGCGTAACGGATTGCATCAATTAAATGATTCCAAGAATCTTGGGGAGTCTTTGATTTCTTTTCTAACCAAGAGTAATTATTCAGCTCTTTGATTAGGTTGATGCTGTTCTCATCTACTACTAAATCATAATCCTGAAGTAGTGAGATACCATAAGTGATAGAACCCTGTCCCTTTATTGCTTTAACCACATTGCAACCCTTTGACTTTATTTCAGACAGTAGTCTAGGTTCTGCTGAATCACCAACGATAAGGTTGCTCTCAGCGTGTTTAAGGTTCAGTTCAGCTATCTGTGATGTAGTTAACCCCTTGAGATAGAAACACTCTTTTAGATAGATTATTTTATTTGTGCTGTCTATGTTGGTTTCTATTAACGTAGATGGGTCTGCTGCAAATCCGTAATCCTGTCCGTATACTGAAACCCCAAATTTCTTAAACTGTCCTACTTTCCAATTGGTAAATATTACACCCTCCGCTTTAGCTAACCATCCCCCTAGCATTTGATGCCTGTATTTCTCAGGTCTTCTAAGTTTGATGTTTTCTATTTGCTCTAGGTAGCTTGTAGATAGATTCTCGATATTATCCTGGTAGGTGGTATGTATGTAAGTGGTATTCCCTTTACTTACATTGCTTGATTCCATCACTCCTTTCTCCTCAAAGAATCGTGAGTAAATCCAATGTTCTTTAGTCACAGGATTTAGAATCATTATTATTCTGTTTTGATTCTTGAGGTTTCTAACTGATAAATCTATTTTATC